CAGACAGCACACCGTAAAGCTGTGTACCATTGCCGTCTATTACAATCTTTGGAGCTTCTGCAACTGCACCGTCAAATGTCGGCATTTCCCAAAGTGATATAGACATGGAATGATTGAGATTACTAAGATTAACCATCTCATGATATGTGCCAGCTTTAACATAAATTTGCTCTGCTCCGGTTCTGACCGCTTGCATAATAGTTTTATATGGTGCGGATATACTACCGTTATTTGTATCTAATCCGTTCACACCATCAACATACGCAGACGCATTGATTGCCCATTTCACGACCAATGTAATCGGAGTCTCGGACGTCGAAATTGTTTGACCATCTGTCCGGTTTACTTCAATCCAGATCGTATCGTCAAAATTAACAACAATTGAACTGTTGTACCTAGTTGCCGCGCCGGTTGACCGAATAACAATAAAGCTATAACCAGCACTCAGCTCGATCTTTGTCCCTTGCGCTATCTCAAATGGATCAGCCGTTGTCATTATCTTGGTCGCGTCTGTCCAGTTCGGGAAGTTAGACCGTATCTGACCAAGTCTCCAATTTGTAATGGTTTTGTATAACCCATTTGACTGGAAATCGTCAAACGCTGTCTTGTCAGCATCTAACTCATCAATTGCGTTCTCAACATCACTTAATTGGCGACTTAAGTCATTCAGCGCTGCGCCCGCGGTGCCGCTCTGATAGGTCTCGGAATCGTCATATGCGATGTCACCGGAGTCGAGTGTGATATCAGCCGACAGTGCTTTCCCGTTGATGGTTCTGGTATTAGGGACTTTGCTGGCGATGGTGCTTTCCCAGGTCGCAAACTCCGTGGCGCGATTGGCTTCTGCTGTGACTCTACCCGCTTCGGCGTTCGCCCGGCTCTGCTCCGCCGCTATTCTGGCATTTTCCGCCGTCGCCCTGGAACTCTCGGCAGACGCCCTTTCTGTTTCGGCTGTGGCCCTGCTCTGTTCGGCAGAAGCACGGGAGGTCTCTGCCGACGCCCTGGAACTTTCTGCGGAAACGCGATTCGTCTCAGCCGTCACCCGTCCGGATTCGGCGCTTGCCCTTCCCTGCTCTGCAGTGATCCTCGCCGTCTCGTTGCTGACCCTGGTGGACTCCTGAGACTGCCGCGTCTGCTCGGCGCTGGCTCTCGCGGTCTCCGCTGTCGCTCTGCTCGTCTCGTTCTGCTGACGAAGAACTTCAGCCTGAGCCCGCAGGATCTCCGCCTCCACTCTGGCGCTTTCCTGGCTCAGTCTCGTCAGCTCACTGGAAGAGCGGGCCTGTTCGGCTGCGGCTCGCTGGGCTTCCGCATCTGCCCTGGCCTGTTCTGCTGTAGCTCTCAGGCTCTCGGCTCTGGCCCGCAGCTCCTCTGCCGCAATGCGGATCGTTTCGTTCTCTTCGCACTCATCCGCAATGGCCGCGGCATTATTCGCAATCGCCAGAATCTGCGCCCACATATCCGGCGTGGGCTGAGGCGGAGTGATGATGTCCGTGGTTGCCGCGCCCGGTCTCAGCACGCCAAGGCTCGTCCAGACCGTCGGGATGATCACCCCGCCCACACCGTCTGAGCCGTAGACGCCCACGAACACCGCTTCATCTACATAATCTTCTGAACAGCTCTGCGGAGGGATCGTGATCAGGTTGGAGTTTGGCAGCGCCACCGGCACTTCCTGCCCATCGTCACCGTTCCGGAAGATGGCAAACTTGCTCAGGCCGTCCCAGTCTTCCGAAAACGTGAACTGAACCTGGATTCCCGCAGACCTGGTTGTAATCAGTTCTTTGTTCCCGACTACCGCCCGTCGGGTTGTTACAGTTACTTCAAACATTGGTTCCCTCCTGTTAGGGGAAAAGCCCCCGGTTCCCCGAGGGCTTTATTTGTGTGTTGATATGGAATCAGGTCCCGCTCCTCGCGACAAGAATGCCGTTAGCCTTCTTACCGATCACGAAGCAGTCGTGCAGGAACCGGCCCTGAACGACGTGACCGTCGATGTCCGGGTGATCCTTGATGATACGCATGGTCTCGATCTTCTTCGGGGCCACGCAGCAGTTCTTCGTGACGATCATGTACAGAACGCCGGTCGGCATGTAGCTGTCGGGGACCTTCACGATGTGCATGCCGTCGAGGGTGCCGAGTTCGCCCTTCTTGATGATCCGGTCGGCCACGTTCTGGACCGTCGCCCCTGCGCCGAGGATCTGGTCGGCCAGCTTGACCTTCAGCATCTCGGACTCCTTGATGAAGAGTACGCGGTTCTCCGGAGCCAGAAGGTTGTTCAGCTCGGAGTTGTGGCCGAGGATGGTCTCCAGGACATTGCTCTTGGAGAGGGTAACGCCGGTCTTGATCAAGCCGCCGCCTGCGCCGCCGAAGCCGGTCACACCGTGGCCGGTCGCAATCGCGTTCAGACGATACCTGTCAACATACGGGATGATGACGTTCCTGGTCTCACGGGCAAGGACCTTGTTCGCGGCCTTGATCATCAGAGTGGAAGTGTTGTTCCGCTTATCGATCGAGCCGTTGAAGGACTTGTCGTCATTGACGGTCAGCTCCTGGAAGGTGTCGCCCAGCTCGGTCAGATCACCGAAACGGCTTCCGTCGGTCTTATCCCAGTCGTAGTCCTGCAGCGGGAGGTCATCGACGGAGTAGATCCGCACGGTGGCAACGCCGACCCATTCGTAGTCCTGGGAGAAAATGCCCTCAGTGAGGGAAGCTTTGTAAAACGCCTCTGCCACTTTCGGAGAGGCTTTGGTTGTAAAATTGAAAGCCATAATTAATCACTCCGTTAAATTCACCGTCGGGCCATGGCTTTCAAATTCTGGGAGAATGCAGGCCGGTTACCCGTTCCAGCCTTCGTCCCATCCTTCGTCCATCACGTCTTTGGCACCGGTAGCACCTACAGATTTCGATGAACCCATGGACCGCTCTTTGTTTTTCTTGTGCTGCTTCGCCTGTTCGAGTTCTTTCTTCAGGCGTTCGTTTTCCTCAGAGAGCTTGGCGGAGTTGTACTTGATGTAGGCCGCAGTGAGGTCGCCCATGGCTTCGGCGTCATCCCAGACTTTTTTCGGGATCTGCTCCCCCTTAACATCCGGGTAGACTTTCATAAACCGGTCAACAGAAGCCTTGCGCTGGGCCTGCCGCTCTTCTTCGCGGGCCTTCTCCTGCTTCGCTTCTTCCGGCTCCATCGCCTTCAGTCTGGCCTGCACCGCCTGAGCCGCTGCAGCGGACGCGGTAAGTTCTTTCCCTTCCGCCTTTGCCTTCGCCATCAGGCTGCGCGTCCTGGTCTCGTCGATCAGGGCTTCAATGTCCCCGCCGCGGGACTCCGCAAGTTCTTTCAGGAAACCTTCGTACATCCTGAGCTTGGGAACATCATCCTTGATGCCGTCCCACTTCTCCCGGATGCGTGGATAGTCCATGCCCTGCTGGGCAAGCTTGATTACTTCGTCACGGTTGACGGTTCTGGCCTCGCCGAGATACTTGAGTTCATAAGAATCGCTCTGGTCGGAGTTTCCTTCTTTTCCCTCTGCCGTCTCTTCGCTTTCAGTACCGTCAGTGGTTTCTTCACCTTCAGGGGTGTCAGCTTCCTGCTGGTCTGCTTCAGCTTCCTCTCCATCGCTTTCCTCTTCAGTTTCCTGGTCGGCCTCGGAAGTATCCTCCGGCTCCTGCCCGTCAGCAGGGAATCCTTCGTTCCATCCTTCGTCCCAGCCTTCGTCAAAAGCTCCCGACGTCTCAAGATCTTCTGCCTGTTCGGTCAGCACGGTGTTTTCGTTATCCATATGCTTCTCTCTTTCTCCGCTATGGTCGGCGGTTAAGATCGTTTATATATTTCCACAGCGCTGGTCTGCGCCATGTTCACCAAATAAAAAACGGGCCAGACCACAGTTTCTTCAACCGTAGTCTGACCCGTGATGGCCGTCATAGTTACCGTGATGTAACTACCACTTCATATTTCTTTTTACTCGAAGTCTCGAAGATTACCAGCTTCCCGCCGATAATCCTCATCTCAACCGCCTTCCCGGCAGTCAAGCTGTCCTCGATCTGTTTTATTGCGATTGGTGAAAGACGAATCTCTGTTCGCATTTATTCCACCTGTTTCTCTTGTGGTTGCACCGAAGGGATTTGAACCCTTGACCTTCAGGGTATGAACCTGACGAGCTACCGGACTGCTCTACGGTGCTATATATTCGCGCCGGGTTTCACGGCCTGCTTACTCTCATCCCGGACCTGTCCCATGTACCAGACGGGACGGCCAGCAGCCTTTGGGCCTTATCGTAAAAGGAGGTGACGCTCTATGCAACGTCAGGCACACTGCTTCGCTAAGCTTATTCATCCTGCCAGGTCTTTATACCGAAAGCGGTAATTGCCTCCCGGTTTCTCACCGGATGCCCTCACCGCTTCCCCTTGACCTAACAGCTCGCCCACTCCCCGTGGGTCATCCTATTCATTATCACGGATTTTTGTAGTTGTCAACTCCCGAATTATGAACAGGTTGTTATCTACCAACTCTTCCGCCTGTGTCACATATCCCAAAAGCTCAGGATTTTCTTTTATAATTTTTCCACACATCCACCAGCAGACCCATCCCCTTCTTTTTCCCTATCCCCTTATCCAATTCATCATCAATCCATCCGTTTTATCAGCCGAAACCATTGAGGGGTTTTGAGGCTCTGAAAAGCCTAATATATATATACGTTTGACCCAGCCCCTATTTTTTTTGGGGGCGGGGGTGGCGCCGGGGGCTATCAAAAATCACATAGGCCAGCGGGGGAGGGTGAAAAAATCTTTCTTTTTGCCTCGGCATCTTCTTCTTTCTTCATTTCAAGCAGTACAATCAATAGATATCATCACAATGCGCTGGTGCTGCTGGTATTATTGATTACTCCTTACGGATTTTGGTTCGCATAATAACTGTTATCGGAACCACTATAACCTACCGGCTTTATAGGTTGTTATAACCTACTGACCTTATAGGCTGATAGCAGCTTATAAACCTATATCCCCTGTAGGTTGTAGGGCTGATCCTGTCTGTTGATCTTATATAACTTCTCGGTAACACCTGGTAACAGCTGTATATATTATATATACAAATTGGAATATAATAATACTGCTGCTGATAATGAGAAGAGATGATTAATCAACAGAAATCTAAATATTGTTATTATTATATTATTATTATAATAATTATTATATTCAAATATAAAGCCACCTAAACAAATTAAAACAAGAAATCATCTGTTATATGGGTGTGAGGTGGGAAATAAGAAAGTAATAGGGGGAGGTATGGAGGGGGGAAGAGGAAGAGAAGAACCAGAAAAAATGTGCTGATCCCTCTTCGGGATCTTCGGGGCGCTGGCCGAGTTGCTGATCTACAAATAAATCATTGAATGCCGCCGGTGGCGATCCTGGCCAGGGCGAAACCTTGCTCCCCTGCTCCAGGCGCTGCCGGTTCTGTCTTTATTGAAAAAATCTTTTCCTCGAAACTATCAGTAATTACAGGCCCTTTGAGCTCATCGGAAAAATTTTTTTGGAAAAATAAAAAATAATGCTTGACATACTTGCCGAGTATGTGCTAATATACAGCCATCAAAGGAAAACACGGCAGCCCAACAAGCTGCTAAATAAAAATCACATACTTGCTAAGTATGACAGTAGAAAAGGAGAAATAAAAATGAAGTACTTCCAGAACTGCAGCACCCTTGAAGAGCTCAAGGCCGAATACAAGAAGCTCGTCAAGAAATATCACCCCGATTGTGGCGGCGATAACGAGACCATGAAGCAGATCAATAACGAATACGAAAAGGCTTTCGAGATTCTGAAAGACCGACACAACAAAGAAGCCGATGCAGCGCACCAGACCACCGAAACCCCGTTCGAGTTTATCGAGATCGTGGACAAGCTCATGAAGATGCAAGGACTCATCGTTGAGCTGTGCGGCTCCTGGCTCTGGATCTCCGGAGACACCTACAACAACAAGGACGGACTCAAGGCTGCCGGGTGCAAGTGGAGCAATAACAAGAAGATGTGGTACTGGCGGCACGAAGAAGACGCCCGGCCGCACAAGGGCAAGTCCAAGACTATGGACCAGATCCGCAGCAAGTACGGCAGCCAGTACATCAAAGGCAGCGCCCCAAGGGCCGCCGAGATCGAAGCAGCATAAAGCCGAAACCCCTCCGGGGGTCCGTCGGGGATAGCCTCCCGGCGCTGATGATGGCAGGCGATAACAGAAAGGAGATACACCATGAACACGACACCATATACAGTCCTGGTTTATTCCGGGCATTCTCATTGGAGCGTAGTTATTGAAGAACTGACCTGCTACTTCCCCACCGAATCAGCCGCCAGATCATACGCGGCGACAATCGCGAAGCACCGCCCCGAATACTATATCGAAGTCATAAAGGAGGACTAAACAATGAGTTGCTTTGTTATCGATAAGAAATCCTATATTCAAGCCGCAGGACTTGTGGCCGGGATTGCAGATTGCCGTTACCACCGTGAAAGCGCTGTATTCCTCTACGATTACAGCAGACAGAGACAATACACCCCAGAAGACTTCAGGCTCGCGTTTGATTGGCTGTATCGCTTGAATGTTAAATCTGTGAGGGGCAGCCACCGCAATTCAAAGTTGGAGCCAGACAGCAACGAATACTTGCCCGAGTTCAGACAGTACCGGAAAAAGGGCCTTGAAATCTACTCGTTCAAACCGGACGAGCTGCAGAAACAGATTGCAAGACTCAACAACTTCCTGCAGAGTGTCATCTACCAGCTCGACGATCCGGAATGTGAACGACAGGCAAAAGGCTTTATTTACCGGCTCATGTTTGCCCTCGGCCGCACGGTGAGTAATAGAGTCTACGACGACGAAGAAATAGACACCTGGGGAGAATTTGAAATCATCTAATGCGCAACGCTGACCTATCGGCAAGACGGGGAGAAAGGACAAAACCATGAACGCACCAAGACACGCGCACACCAATTACAAGTCTCTCAAGCCGTTCCTGAACGAGTTAAACAACACCCAACACATCCACCTTGACAGTGACGGGTATGAGCCGCTTGTATTCGAGGGCCTTTATTATACCGACTACAAAGGCCGGCCGGTTATCAGCATCGCCCATTATTACACGCAGAACGGTGACTTGATGTGTGATCCGGAAATCACATTCTCCGTCGATCTTGAGACAGAAACCATCTGGCCGCAGACCTATCAGATGGACGCGCTCGGTGTGTATCAAGAAGCTTTCAAGCGCCAGGCAGACGGCAAAATGACATATTCCCCTCGCCTGCTTCGGGAGCTCGATGATTTTCTGTGGCAATGGTTAAAAAACATCAAAGATCAAGGCTTTTATGAGGTCATGGAACACTTTGTCGCACTTCAGAAAGGCGACGCCGCAGACTGGTAAATCAGACAGCCCGCCCCGGAGGTTACGAGGGCAGAAAGGAGATTAGACAATGCGTTATTTCGTTAATATGCTGCTGATCCTGCTTGTAGACTACGAGGAATTTTCAGATTGACATACTTGCTCAGACCGTGATAAACTGTTTACACCGTGAAAGGAGATTCAGCCATGACACGAAAGACGGAAACCAGCACAGAAGTAAAAGCCAGGTGGAACGCTGCAAACTATAAGACCTACCGCGTCAACCTCAGATACGACCGGGACCAAGAACTAATTGATTTCGTAGACAAATTTAAAGCGGCCCACGAAAGAGACACCGGCGTTACGGAAATATTTAGGGCTGGCGTCGAGGCTCTAATGGCCCAAGCAAAACAGTAAATCGTCCACGAAAACGGCCACGATGTCAAAACAGCCCAGTAATTACAGGCTCTATGGCGTTTTCAAGATGGGTTCGAGTCCCACCACCGGCACCAAAAACACCAAGTCCCCGATTCGTTAAGAATCAGGGACTTTTCTTTGTTTTACTGGCCTTTTGAGCATTTTCAGACAGGTTCAAAGATGACATCACACCGTCAAGAATGACGCTCAAAACCCACTTCTGGCCACGAAAACGGCCACGAAAATGGCCACGAATTGCCGCCCATCGAGGCGGCTTTTTTTATTTCCCGAAAAAGCTTGTGACTTTGGTTTGAGCTTCAGACCGACCAGCAGCAGTCAGACGGATGTAAATGCGGTGCAGCGTTGCTCGATCTCGCCAACCTCCCCATTCCTGAATCTGTCTTTCTGGTATTTCCAGGTAATAGCACAGAGAAGCAAACGAATGCCGCAGCCCGTGACAGGTTACTTCGGTCACGCCTGCCCTTTTGCAGGCTCGTTTAACGTCGTCAAGCATCGTCCCCGCCCCAATTACTACCACGGGGCCTGTCTTGCCGTCAGCGGCTTTCAGGAGCTCCAGGAGACGCGGAATCATAATCGGCACCGGACGCGTCGAAGTTGCGTTCTTGTTCTGCTTCTTGTTCACTTCCCCGTCAGGGCCTCGGACGAGAGCGCCCTTCACCGTCATGACGCCATTCTTCAGATCGATATTGTCCCAGGTAAGACCACGCATTTCAGACAGGCGGAGACCGTGCAGAAGCATCAAAGCGGGGATCTCATAGCTTCTGCCGGCAAGGGCATCACAGAACGGCATGATTTCAGATGGCTGCAGGAATGGTATTTCGTTGATCGGCACCGGAGCCAAACGGACCTTCGGCACCGGATACCCGGCAGCCTCAAGCGCTGGCCGGAGCAAACCCCACGCATTTTTGACAGTCTTCTCGCTCTTCAGATCCAGTTCGTCATCAATCACCTGCTGAAAATCCAGGTCTTTCAGTTTGGTTTGCTGATATTCTGGAAACCTTGCTTTTGCATAGATCTTGTAAGACCGAAGCGTTGACGGTGATAGTGTAGCGCGGTTCTTTTCAATGTATCTTTCCTGCACTTCCTTCAAAGTCAGTTCTTTTGCTGTTTTGCTGATGGCTTCCCTCTTGCCTAACCGGTACTCGCTCTTGATCCGGAGCGCTTCGGCCTTGCACTCTTCTTTTGTCGGCATTGTGACGCTCAGGTCTTCATTGCCCAGGCGCAATCTCACCCGCCAGTTACCAGACGGGAGCTGTTTCGGTTTCGGTTCTTTCATACCCCGGTCCGCCCGCAACTATGAAACACAATTCCTGCGAAAAATACAGCCATCGCAACCGCTCCGATAGCGCGAACGACAGACCATATTTTCCCTTCTCCTCGTATTACTTCTCGAAGCGCGCTATACGCCCCCATCCCCAAGCCAGCAACAAGCGCATTAAAGAATGCCATGCTCAGCAGCCCGCCAATGAATGACGGAATCTCGCTCCAAATTGGATCAAACCCATTGAAGCAATCATCAAGCTCTCCTAAAAAATAGGCTTCAAGTACACAGATGAACAGAAGTCCTGTCAAAAAACCTCCTGGCGAATACATCCCTTCTTGAATCCGCTTGCTCTGTTCTTCTTTCTTCTTCTCATCCATGTTAAGCACCCCTTTTCTCAATCAGTCGAATGTCCTTCTCCCCGTACAGATCATCATTCTCAATATGCTGGTATTCGTGCATATAGTCATCAATCAGCAGTTCCCCACTATGAGCCTCGTTCAAATACATCATCACCGTGCCGTCGTTGTTTGGTGTCACGATCCCCCCAACGGATCCAGGCAGCGGAATGAGCCGGATGAAGTAATCACAATCTTCAATAATTACTGCCATTTCCCCTCCTCATGTTTTCCATAATTACAGTGACCGCGTCGATCTGTTCCTTAGTCAGACCATGCCCGGACCTCAGAAGTGATCTTGTTGCAGGGTCATCCCGCATAATCTGAAGCTCTTTCTCAAATTCAAGTTCTTCCTCGTCCACTTCATGATTCAAATAAATAATTGGACTGTCATCACTAACAAGGCTTCCCGGATCCACGCCAAAATAATTTGCAATCTTTACCACAGACGCATCCGTTATGCCTTTGCCACTCTTCCACCGCGTTACCTGGGACCTGGACAATCCCGCTCTCTCTGCTACTGCAGACGGCTTTTCCCCTACTTCAATACACAGCTTTAGGAATTTGTTGTAAAAATTCATAAATTTGCCCCCTCCGAATTGTGCATATTCCCGTTTCGTTCTGAAAATTCACATTCCCCGTTGACAAATTCCATTCGTTCTCATATAATGGCCGTAGTTGTTGCAGAAATTCACAATCGGGGTAAGCTAAAGCTCTCCGATAAAAACCGGAGTTGTGAAAATTCATATGACCGCAATCACATGATATCACATCCTGTTAACTTTTGCAACTGATTTGTTAAAAATTTGGAGGTGAAAAGTTGAAAGCGAATTGGACCGGCGACCTGATCGGCAAAATGCACGTCCATGAAGTCACATATGACGAGCTGGCCGAAGAACTCGGCGTTGGGAAGTCTTATGTCTCCATGATCCTGAACGGCAGGCGAACCCCGCCAGACGCGAAAGAACGTCTTCAGGCCGCATTCGAGCGCGTCCTGATGAAGCGGAAATTCCCGGAAGCCTGACCACAATACCACAAAACCTGTCCAATAAGCGGGACACATTTAGAAAGGAGAACCCCTATGAGCAAACACAATAACCTGGTACAAATCCCCGTCGGCCATGTCTGCATCAGCGCACACGAATACGGAGCCATGCTCAACGGACTGCGCATAAATGCCAGTCAGATTGATGACCTTCGCGAAGAGAACGGCGAGCTTCAGAAGCACATCACCGAGCAGGCCGTTAAACTTGCCAATTCCGAAGCCAAAGTCTCTGACCTTGAAAAGGAAGTTAACGAGAAGCAGGATCGTGTCCTGTACTGGTATCAGAAGTACTCCGATCTTTCCGACAAGCTCAATGCGGTGAAAGACCATGCCGAGACTGAAGAGACCTGATCCCCCCTTCTGGGACGTCCGACGACTGCTCCTGGGCTATGAGCTTACAGCTCCTTATCTCAGCAAAGCCGCGGGGATCAGCGAGAGCACCGCAGCCCGGCGCCTGGCAAACCCCGGCGATCTGACATTGACAGAGCTTCGGAGGATCTGCCGCAACGGTGGAATCCCCGCGGACCGGATCCGGGCGGCGATTAAGTTTGAGTAACGTTGTATCTCTGATGGCCTCCGCTCCGTCCTCAGACACTCTGCACGATCTCAAGCGGAATGTAAACGCTCCCTGCGTTTATGTTGGCCGGGATATGAAGACCGGCGAAAAGAAGATGTATTACCCCGCTGTCAACTGTGGCTTTGGCTGTGACGCCTGCGGCTGGAATCCGGAAGAGAGACGCCGCCGGCTGAAAACAGGGAAGATGGCGGAAGCCAAAAGCTATATCTCCCCCGTCACCGGGAAGAAAGTGGACCTGCCGGAAGGAACCATGCAGCTCCGCTTCCGGCAAAACAGAGAATAACAGAAAGGAACAACCATGATCTATCAACTCAATGACCAGGTCGAACACCTACTCGAAGATATGACCGATCCAGACACCGGCGAACTCAAAAAGTATATCGAAGGTCCGGACGGTCTGCCCCGCGAAGTTCCCCAGGCGGAACAGCTTGACGCCGAGCAGGCAGGTGTCCCGCTCGCCTACCTCGACAGCGAAGCCCTTCTTATGGAGCGTATGGAAAAGCTTAAGCTCGACTATGCCGTGTTGATCCGCAATCTCCGGAACGAGTACATCAACCGCAAGTCCGAAGCCGAAGCCCTGAAGGCCGAGAAACAGCGCCTTGCCAAGCGCCAGGCCACCGCCGAACGCGCTTTTGATCGTGCCTCTCGTTTCCTTGCCTACCTCACCAAGGGCGAGAAGTACCAGGATGAGGACGTCAAGATCAGCTATCGCAAATCCGAAACCGTGGAGCTTGATGACGATTTCCTCGACTGGGCCATGACGAACGCTCCCGGCCTTGTGAAGGTCACTCCGGAGCCGCGCAAGGCGGATATCAAGCGCCTGCTCAAGAACGGACAGCAGATCGAACACGCTCACCTTGAGACGCGGCAGAATATCCAGATCAAATGACGAACGTTGTTGTTATTGAGGGCAAGCTGACCAAGGACCCGCAGCTCAGCAAGACCCTTACCACTGGCCGTAGTGTGTGCAATTTCGTCATAATGAACTATACCAAGGGTCCAACCTCCCCAAAATACTATATTTACTGCGAAGCATGGGATTTAAACGCTGAAAACCTCGTGAAATACTGCAAAGCGAAAAGTCAGATCACCGTAACCGGATACCTTATGTCCAGAAAATTTGAAGACGTGACGAACAGGGCAAAAGACATTTTCAAGATCGTTTTAAGTGCAACAAGCATATCATACGGGGCGAAAGTCCAATCAAATGATGAAAACAAAGGAGAAGAAGAAAAATGAGTCTGATTGCAAAAGAAAAATCCGAGTCCACTTTCACACTAATTCCGGAAGGTACTTACACTGCTGTCTGCAACCTGCTTGTCGATTTAGGTGTTCATTATAACCCGGCATTCGATAACAGAAGCGAGAGAGTCATGATCGGGTGGTCCATCCCCGATGAAACCTATACGGATAAGGACGGGAACAATGTCCCCCGCACTCTGATTCAGGAATACACCAACTCTCTCAGCAAGAAATCCAACCTGCGCCCCATGCTTGCTTCCTGGCGCGGCAAAGATTTCACGCCAGAAGAGCTGAAGGGCTTCTCCCTTCGCAATGTGGTGGGAGCTCCTTGCCTGCTGAATGTAATCCACAAGCAGACGAAATCCGGTAAGACAATCGCCACGGTCGCCGGTGTAATGAGGCTCCCCAGAACCATGATCCCTCCAAAGCTTGACAGTGACCCGATTCTGTTTGATTTTGACAGTGACCCCCTCGATCAGCTGGCCATGCTCCCGGAATGGATTGCCAACAAGGTCAAGGAGTCCGAAACCTACATGGACAAGGCCGCAGCCCAGATCAAGGCCGAAGTCAACGGAACCGCTCCGGCAGCTCTGGAAGAAATCCCCGACGGGACGGGAGAAGACGAACTCCCTTTTGATTAATGGGTTATGCCTCCCGTATCAAAAGGCACAAGAAAGGATAAAAAAATGGCGCGAGAGTTTCTCTGCGTCTATCACGACATGCTTCCGGCATTGAAGAACCTTGGCAACGCTGAGGTCGGTAGGTTAATACTCGCGGCCCTCGAATACGATATAAGCGACAAACAGCCTACTGACCTCATCGGAAAAGAGGCAATACTCTGGCCCATGCTCATGTCTCAGATAGACCGAAACAAAGCACACTATAAAAAAATCTGCGAAACCAACAGGGACAACGTTACGAAACGCTACGACCGTATACGTTCGTCTGCGGCCGCATACGATGGTATACAAGAGAATAGAATAGAAGAGAATAAAACAGAAAAGAAAAAAACAGAGCAGAAGAGAGAGGTTAAGCGCTTCGCGCCGCCCACCCTCGACGAAGTGCAGGCCTATTGCCAGGAGCGTGGGAACAACGTGGACCCGGACCGTTTCATTGACTACTACACTTCAAACGGCTGGCGCGTTGGCAAGAACCCGATGAAAGACTGGAAGGCAGCCGTTCGTTCCTGGGAGCGTTCTGATAGCGCTACTCAGAAGAGCGCAAAAAGCTCCGACTCACTCGAAGACCAATACGAAATGATGAGGAGGTGGGCAATTGAAAACGAGTGAATTCAGTGTTCTGGCAGCAGCAATCAAAACCTATTACCCGCGCTTCAGCATTTTCCCAAATCAGGAAGCAATGCAATTGTGGTATGACGCCCTGAAGGATCTCCCCCTCGATGCATTGTCTGCCGCGGTGAAAAAGTGGGCTGTCACCGAAAAATGGCCACCGACAATCGCGGACCTTCGGGAGAAGTGCATGGAGATCACGACCGGCGGAGGTCTGGACTGGGGCCAGGGCTGGCAGGAAGTCCAAAAAGCAATCCGCCTTTACGGATACATGCAGCCGCAGAAAGCACTTGCATCCATGTCCCCTGTCACACAGGATGCCGTTCGGCGGATCGGCTGGCAGGCGATCTGTGAAAGCGAGAATCCGGAAACGATTCGCGCCCAATTCCGGCAGGTATTTGAGTATTGCGAGAAGAATGCATCAGAAGCACAGCGTCTTCCACCTGAACTGAAAACCAACATCCAGCAGATTCAGGCGCTTTCTGACAAGCTAAAACTTACCAGTTAAGGAGGATCATCATGTATTACATTGGCCTGGATCCCGGCAAGTCCGGAGGTTATGCCATCATCTGTGGAAACGATCTGGAAGCCCATGGAGACTTTGACAAGGCGGAAATCATCTCCCTCTTCGCCGCCATTGCCCACATGCCGGAAGGTGCCATATGCTGCCTGGAGAAAGTCCACGCCATGCCCAAGCAGGGCAGCGTTTCCATGTTTACCTTCGGGGAAAACTACGGCTGGCTCAAAGGCGTCCTCGATGCCTTCCACATTCCCTTCCAGGAGATCCCGCCCCAGACCTGGAAAAAGGAATTCGGCCTGAACTCCGACAAGGTAAAGTCCGTCGAAGTCTGCCGCCAGCTTTTCCCGAGGGCAGAGCTGATCCCGCCCAACTGCCGGAAACCGCACGATGGCATTGCCGAGGCAATCTTGATGTCTGTTTATGCTCAGAGGAAATTGAGCATTCCGCCCACAGATTTTGATGAAGAACACTGGGATTAACGCATTGTTTTCGTCCAAAACAGAATTATGGGAAACGCCGCAAGCTCTATTTGAGTCTCTGGACAGAGAATTTCATTTTACAGTTGATTCCTGTGCAATACCAGAGAATGCAAAATGCCCTCTGTTTTTCACGCCAGAGATGAACGGATTATCTCAAAATTGGGGGGGGGGGCACACTGTATGGTGTAATCCTCCATATGGTCCAAAGATAAAAGATTGGGTAGAAAAAGCGTCCCGCGAACAGCACAACGGAACTACTACGGTTATGCTTGTCCCCGCAAGAACAGATACGAAGTGGTTTCATGATTATGTCTATTTGAAACCGAATGTTGAAATCCGCTTTCTTCGTGGACGGCTTAAATTTGGAACAGCTCAGAATAATGCCCCATTTCCAAGTATGATAATTATTTTCCGAAAGGAGAACCACACATGACCGACTATACAGCTTACCGCTCACACGTCGGGATCAGCAATCCCGAAATGACCAAAGCACTTCATTCTGTGTACCGCGGCTTTGGCCGCCCTGCCTCGTCCTTTGTCAATAACCCGGAGCGTTCCGGTGTCTGCCTGCTTCCGGAAGCCGAGGCGTATCTGGTGAACACCTTCGGTCCCGGTCCCGGCCTTGCTTCTATGGTCTTCACTGAGGAAGTTCTGGAAGCCAATCCGCCGAAGAAGCACCGCCCAGACCGCAGGCGGAAGGCCTGCCGCATCACCTTCCGTATGGATGAAGATACCTATAAGCAGGCAATTCAACTGAAGGAATCCGCCGGCGCCCTGTCCATGCAGGAGCTTTTTGAAATCCTTCTGAAAGACGCAATCAAGAGATGGGAGGCAGAGGAATGAACGAAAATCTTGCAATCCTGGCGGAGATTGACGCTGACTATACCCGAAAGACAAACAACCTGCGTTTCCGGCACCGCAAGGCGAATGACCTGTACCGGCTCACCGTCTTCCTGTTGGTTCTGGGGCTGACTGTCTCTCTCTACGGCTGGGGCCTGGATCTCTGGGCCCAGCGCCGTGCCGATCAGCAGACCGCCGATGCCCGCGTTCTCTGGAATGCCGAGCTTGCTGCGAAGGAAGACGCCGCAAAACAGGCTCAGGCGGAGCAGGCGAAATCCGAGGCTGATATTCTGGCCGAAAAAGCTCAGGTAATTGCCAAGGCTTTTCAGGGAATCAAGAACTTCATCGACCTGTATCATTACGACCGTTCCGATCTCGAAACTTATGCCCGCTGCATCTTCAACCGCTATGACGCTGGAAACGGCGTCAACAGCCTTCAGGTGATTGTTTCCCGGAAAGATCAGTTCACCGGCTACTCTGACAGCCTCACGCCGCTGACGGAATATGTTGATCTTGCAAAAGAGTTTATCCTGGCTTGGGAATCCGAGACCTCGAAGCCATGTGATCTATCCTACCAATGCGCAGAGCTGACGCCTGACGGCATTTACCTGGTCACCTCTTCCAATCCTGGTCCGTATGATCGGAGGTGGCACGCATGAGCCAGATACGCGAAACTGAACGGGAAAACGGCAGCTATCACGAATGCCCCAACTGCGGCAAGGAGAAATACATCCCGCACCCTGGCGACTGGGTGTATAAGCGAATCGTCGTTGACGGGAAATCTACCACGATAGGTTTCTTCTGCTCATGGTCATGCTACCGGAAATGGGAGAAGGAACATCCGCTGAAGAAGACCAGAATCTATGACAGGGGTGACAGACATGGCTGAATTCATCAACCGTGATGCGTTTCTTAAGCAGCAGCGTACATGGTATTGCGATAACTGTAGTAGGCGCAAGAACACCAGGGGAGAATTTGTCTATGAGATCGGCGAAGGCATGTGTAGAGCCTGTGATATTGGAACTATGCTGGACGCTGTTGAGGACTATCCCGCCGCCGACGTGCGGCCTGTGAGATTGGGAAAGCTTGAAAAATATGGCGCGGCAATTAGGTGTTCAGAGTGCGGATTCGATACGCAATCATGGAATGTGAACTTCTGCCCGAACTGCGGCGCTCAGATGATCGGAGGCGATGAGGATGTATAAAGTGCTTGTAGAGCGGCTGAAAATCGCCGCAGAATGGGCGGGTAAGGGGTTTTGTATTACACCAAGTCTATGCCTTGAAGCTGCCGCTGCCATAGAGACGCTGTGTTCTTTTGTAGGCGCGGAAGACGCAGAAAGAATGGCAGCATACCCGCCAAAGGAGGAATGATAGATGTATGAAGAGCTGATACAGCGGCTGCGATCTCATGACGGATGGGCGCTAAATAAAACGCTTGACGAAGCCGCCGATGCCATAGAGGAGCTGTCCGACAGAAATGTCGGGAAGTGGATTCCGGTGGCAAAGCGGTTACCGGAGAAGCAACGTCCGGTTCTTGTATGTGTTCCACCATACACAGCTGGCGAAGAAGATTCCGTCGGATATGTTGGTATGGCATACTTTACAGACTCGGCAAATGGTGGTTTTTGGTGCGGCACAGACGGAAATGTTTATGGGGCAATCGGAATCATACATGAGCCGTCATACTGGATGCCACTGCCAGAGCGGACAAAGGAGGAATGAATGGGCGTGTATGTGAAGGATGCTACAGCACCTAAGAATTGCACAGGGTGTATCGCGGTTCATTATTATATGTCAATGGTCGGTGATGCCGAAATGCTCTGCGAAGTAACCGGTCTGCGTATGGATGACTATTACAGTGGCGGCAGACCGGACTGGTGTCCTCTCGTCTCCGTCCCTGAACCGCATGGGCGGCTGATCGATGCGGATGCTTTGGTGGAAGATATGAAACGTCAGTGCGAAGAAGTGTTCAAAATTGACGCTGTTTCTCCTGATGATTTTTGGATTACCAGAGATC